AGAGGAGGATAACGCCTTTGATCCTTTGGGGGCAAAGCGGCTCAAGGGGCCCGCCATCAATGTTAACAAAAAGAACTAATATGAACTAATAGATACATATGAAGGAAGGTTTGTATTGCTTAGGCATGATATCAGTGATCGCCATTGCCCTGCTCATAGCCGACCGCTTCTATCGCATTAATCCGATCTTGATGCGGGAAGGATTCCAGGTAGGACAGGCTCAACAGTGCGGCGTTGATATGGCCCCGTGCCCCTTTCCTATGCGCTGTATGAATGGCTACTGCCATACTCAGGATCAACCCCAGATGTATGACAGGAATCCTCTTCCGGTTGTTCCATAAAATAGAAAGCCCCTATAGAAATGAGGGGACGTAAAGGATATTCCATTCTTGGACTACTTGCAGTTCTGTTCGTGGCAGTCGCGTTTCTTCCTAGCATTCGTAGGATGTTTGTGCGTTCCTTTCCCGAGGGCTTCCAGGCTGGCAGCATTCTTGGTGGATCAGGTGTAGATTCACGCAGGGGAGATTGTAAGGGTATTACATGCCAGGAGGGAGAGTTCTGCCAGGAGAACACTTGCCGCTCTGTGATGGCCCCTATTACCAATGATTACTTTCCCGACGAGTAAGCCGTTTAGAATACTCTTAAATCTGGAACTACTGTTCGAGATTTAATGGTATTGATCTTGCGGAACTAGAAGCTATTCCCAGACAAGTCAGTCTTGCGGGCCATTGCGAGATCTGCATGCCCTGTGGAGCCAAACATGTCAGAGAAGGATTCGCCACCAGTGGTCTCCTCAGAATCAGCATTCATGACCTGCGTGGACTTCTTGGAGCGCCCACGCTGCTCCTTCTGGAACTGCTCGCGCTGCTCCTCATTCTCCTTGTACTTCTTCATGAGGGTATTGAGCTGCTCCTCGGCATACTCCTGCTCGGACACATCACTGGGGGAAGGATCCCAGGGGAGCCACTTCCCGACCTCCCCCACAAAGATATTGTGGAGCGTGTCCATGCGCTGAAGCTTCTTGGAACGGGCCACTGCCTCTGCCTGCGAACCATAGACACCGCGAATCTTCAGCCCGCGCACAGTTGTACGGAACTCATTCTTGGCATAGAACTCATCCTCCAGCTTGGTCTTGTTTGCAAAAATGTAATCATCATAGACATCCGTCAGCGTAGACTCCTTCAACTCGCGTTCATTTGTCTGCACGAACTGGTGGAACTCATCCATGAGAGTATCAATGCGGAGTTTGGAGTTACGGCACAGATCGGCGGCACCGCTCAGATCCTTATCAAGGAGAGAATCGGCCTCGGCGTCCAGCTTGGTGTTAATCCCCTTTACCACCTTCATCAGGTAGGCCTCCAAGTTCTTCGTCCGGCTTTGGAACTCATAGTTCTTCAGGAACTGGCTGAACATGAAAACATCCTTGTTCGCAAGGACCTTCTCCGGGCTCAAGAAACTCAGGAGACAAAACTTCTGGCCAGGGATCTCTGCGTCCTCCTCAAGGAAATCCTCACGCTCCACGTTTGACATTCTGTATTAGGCTATCAGGATCGCTTTAGACGGAAATACGCGAAGTGGTTTGAGAAAATTTCTATGGGAGGAATATATAGCATGAGTGCATCTTCTGAGATAATGAACCGCGTGATCAAGTATTTGGTGGAGGGTCTGTTTGTGGCTGTGGCCGCTATCTTTGTGCCCCGTCACCGTCTGCCCATTGATGAGATCCTCACCCTGGGTATCGTGGCCGCGGCTGTGTTCGCCATTCTGGATGTGGTGAGCCCCAGTATTGGCGCTACGGCACGCCAGGGCGCTGGCTTCGGGATTGGCGCCAACCTCGTCGGGTTTCCTGGCGCTCGGTTGTAACCAACCATCGCTTAATGCCCGCCTGTAACCAACCATCGCTTAATGCCCGCCTGTAAGATTTCCGATAGCAGCATTTAACACTCTATAACCCCTTTAACAAACCAACTATCGTTTCGGTAAAGAAAATCCTAACGATAGCTGGCCCTCCCTGATAGTTTGGTATAGTATGGCGAAACATGACCTTCTTGATATTTTTGAAAGTGTCGAGCGGCACTGTCACGTCATACCACCGATCGCTCAGCACGGCAGCGTTCGAGTCATAATATTTATAGTTGTGCCAGACATACAGGGCGCCGTCGCCGTGTTCGACAGAGAGCCAGTTTTCCTGTATCGGCGTGACAATCCCATTGACCTCTATACATGCATCCACGATTTCAGGATTTGCAATATTCCTGAAACCGAGGGTTTTACTGTAAGAACATGGGCCCCGTAGTTCCATTCTGTGTATAAAATACGATAATATTATGAAATAACGAACTATATGAGCTCGTGGAATACTTATGTTCCTCCGCCCCGCCTCGGATATTATCAAAAACTACCTCTCGGAACATTCAAAGAGACAAAAGAACCGAGCACAGTCGTATCAGCCTATTACGACATGAAATCGAAATACGACCCTACCCGATACAGAGAATGGATGCGTCTCTTTCTATCTCTCCCATTCCATTTAGTGTTTTTCACCGATGCTGACCTGGTCCCCTTTATTGAAGAGTGTCGTCAAGGCAATGATCGAACACGGATTATCGTGGTACCGCGTGAAGAATGGACGGCAAATACAGCCTTCAAACCTGGATTCTGGGAGAAACAACATTCTATCGACGTTGAAAAGAATATTCATTCCCCCGAACTCTACAAAATCTGGTACGAAAAGAAAGAGTTCGTGAAACGGGCCATTCTACTGAATCCCTTCAACCATTCCACATTTGTGTGGGCGGATGCAGGCATTTTACGTAATAGGGAACTTCTAGAACTTGTCAAGGATCGTTTCCCCGTAACGGAACGTATTCCTACAGATCGTATGCTGCTTTTTAACTGGTGGCCCTATGTTCGCAGCGATGATACCTATGTAGAGTTCCCAGGAGGTATTCGTATCAAAGGACCCTATGCAAAACCACGGGTCATGGCTGGAATCTTGGCCGGCACAATAGATTCTTGGAAGCGCTGGGACACACTCTATGATGATTGTATGCAGCGTTTTATTGCGGCAGGGCTCTTTGTGGGAAAGGAACAAAATATTATGGGGGTTGTCGCGATTGAGGCAAAAGAGGCTGTTTCCTTATTGGATCTTCGAAAGATTTCCCCTGATCCGTGGTTCTACTTGGTACTTTATTTGGGCGTGCCTGATGCTCTTTATAAGCTATTTCGGAGTGAAACTGCAAATAAAATCAAGGAGACGTATGGGGGGTTATTGGGTCGTATTTAATGTTTCAGAGCCCTCCTTACTTGCATAAAACTTCATGTGCCGCTTGCTCGCTTTATGCGTGTCCTCGTGATTCTTTGTGTATTTACCGCCACATTCACAGATATGTGATTCTGATAGTTCTCCACGGTGTTTATCTCTATATGCCTTCATATACTCTTTCATCTTCTCCTTGTTCTCCTCGCGATAGACTTTAAACTTTTCCTGGATCACTTCCTTGTTCTTCTCGTAATATTCCTTGCCGCGCTCCTGGATCGTCTCCTTATTCTCCTCGGCGTACTTTTTGCGCTTTTCTGCTATCCGCTCCTTGTTTTTCTCTGCCCACTCCTTCTTTCGCGCATGTACTTCAGCCTTGTTTGCTTCCACGTAGGCCTTCTGTTTTTCGATGATCTCAGCCTTGTTTTCCTCATAGTGAGCCTTTCGCTGTGCCCTCACTTCTTCTCGGTGTTCTTCCACGTACTGTTTGCTATATTCACGCCTTTCCTCTGCATTCTCCTTTCGGTATTTGGCCTGGTATGCGTCGACTTTATCCTTGTTCGCTTGGAGGTACTCACGGTGTTGCTCGATGATCTGTTTCCTGTTGGCCAGATAATAGTTCGCAACATTCTCCTTACGTTCTGCCTCGGTTACTGATGCCCTGATGTGATTTAGACAATATATATCATTCAACGACTCTTTTATACATTCATCTTCTTTCAATCGTAGTTCTTCCCTTGTATTACATGGATATTCTTCTACGATATCCAGGTGCACGTTTTCCCAACCGATGCCATTTATGTGCTTATATACATGTCTATCGGGAAATGTGATAGAATCTGACTTATGATTACTTAGCCTATATCGTGGATGGTTGATAGTTGATCCGATATAGTAGTAGTTATCGATACATTGTAGCACGTAAATAATGGCGTTTGGGTAATGCTTAGCAGTCGTGACGGGATTTGTGACGACGGTAGTAGAAGTTTCCATTTATATTTTATCATGTGCTTTTTTATTTCCGTAATTTTACGGGATCCGGGGATTTCTTTTTTAAAGTATGTCACGCTCAAGGTCAGACAGATCTTATGAACTGCCAAGCCAAATCGGCGCAAATCTTCTCCCAGATCTTATCCTGCACATAGAGCTTATCGCGATTCTTCAACAACGGAAAACTCGACAAATACTCATCCAGCTCCAAGAGCTCACAGAACTTGTACAAAACATATGAATACGAAAGAAAGTTGCTCCTGTCCTTGGGACAGTTCTTCTGAAAGGAGGGCTGAATCTCCTTGAACATGTAGCGCAACTTCTCCTCCACTTCGCGGCTCATCACAGGCGCATTCTGCCCGTTCAGCCGATTAATGATATGCGGCACGTGCTCGTAATACTTGTTGTATTTCAACTTCTTCAGGATCTCGCGCACCTTCTGCCGAGAAAGAGTCCGATAATCCAGAATACGCTCCTTCTTCAGCTCGGCGCAAATGGACTCATAGACCTCCTGTGGGATCTCCGTACTCTCCTTGGCCTGGAACTGTGCCAGCCACTCATTGAAATGGTTAATACGCTTGTAGG